CGACCCGGTGATGAACCCGCCGACCGCGCCGTTGAGGTCGAGCGTGTTCGCAACGGCATCGTAGAACCGCTCTTGCTCGGTGATGTCGGTCGCCTCAACCTCGATCGTGCAATACTCCTGGTTCGTGCCCTGCTCGATGTAGTCCATCGAGCTGATGTCCAGCGTGCCGGGGGATGCCTGGCTAGCGAGGATCCCGTTCGCGCCGTGGACCGTTCCGCCGTCGTTGTCGGTCTTGGTCTTGAGCCGAACCACTTTCCCGACGTTCGACGAGGTCGCGGAGTCGTCGATGTAGATCAGGTCGCCTTCGCTGATTCCGGTCAGGATGCCAGTCGCCGCGATGTCCCAAACGCCGTTCGTGCCGGTCGCGGTGAGCGTGCCCGAACTACTCGTGTTCGACGTGCCCGACGTGTAGGTCGAGGACGAAGCGCCGAGGATGTGCGCGAGCAAGTCGAACTGACCCGAGCCCGAGGTCTTCTCGAGCGCCTCGTAAGCGAACTCGAATCCGAGCGGGCCCTGGCCGGCGCGGCGGGTCTGCACCGATCCGGCGATGTTGCCATCGCCTCGGATGCTGGCCGACGGCTGGGACTCCAAGGTCGGCTGGATCGAATGGTTGAGGAAGGTGAATTTACGCGCACCGGAGGTCGCGACGGTCCCGAAAGCCGACTGCTCGGCGATCTTGACCTCTTGGAGAGAAGAACTCGACATCGGGACTTAGACCTCGTCGTGATAGAACGGGCAGGAGACTGCCGCGTAGGGAACTCCGCGTTGCGTCCCGGTAGTCACCGAGCGGCATTCACGGAAGTAGATTCGGGGTGGGCCGGCAAGCTCGAGGCGATCGAACACGCCGACGACATCATCGGCCATGGCTCGGAGAGCGCCCATACCCTCACCAGCCTCGCCGAAGATCATGGCGTTCTGAAACCCCTCGATGCGGGGACGGCCGATGGACTCGTCCTCGCGGGCTGGCATGATGATGTGATGCATACACCAGAGGCCTGAATCGGGCGCTTCGGTGCCGCTGTTCTCGAACACGGTCGGCAGGCTCAGGCCGCTGACCACGTCGGTCGAGAACTTGGTCTCGATGACCTGGACGATCCCCTCGGAGTTGGGCGTCGTCATCGGTTCGACCTCGCTACCGCGCGAGCCGCCGCGCGGGCGTTGCGACGCATCCGAATGATCGCGGCCCGCGTCATGCCGCTCGGAGCCTGGACCGAGAATCCGCCGCGGACGAGTACTCGGCCCTCGCGGTCGGGGCGCTTGTCCTTCGAGGGGTCTGGGTTCTTGGGAACGAATCCGCCGAACTCGAGGACGCTGATGTAGGGAACGCCGTTCGCGATGTGGATCGGCACGAAAAGCGGGGCCCGCTTGATCCGCGTTCTAGCCCTGGAGACGGGAGCGCCTCCGGACTTCGCCGGCCGTGGTCGACGGTTCAACTTGGGAGTCCTTGCAACACCGACCTCCCAACCGTTCCGGGCTCGACCCGTGTCGACCGGCGTGCCCTGGGTGACGTCCCGAACGAAGTCGGTCACGAGCTTGTCGCGGAACCGGCGGAATTTCTTGGGCAGAACGTTGGCCGTCACGTTCTCGAGCTCGCGCTGTAGCTTGCCGATACCTACGAGGGTCATGCGTCCCGCCTCGTGCAATGGACCAGCCAAGCCGCAGCATCCGCGTCGGCCTGCAAGGTCTCGACTCGGTGGACCGTGTAGACCTGTGGCGAATCGGGGCCCGTAACCGTGATCGACGAGCCCTTGACGGGTGCCGCGGCCGGCGAGGCCCCGGCGGTGACCGTGACGGCGTCGAGAAGCGTCTTCGCGATCACGATCGTCGTGACCGACATGGATCCGCCGCCGTCAGCTGCGATGTCCTGGTCGAACGGCGGCGCTACCGCGATCGAATAGACCTGGTCGGTACCCGTGTTTCGGCTGGTCGCGGGGTCGTATCCGCCATCGACCCTGGTCGTAACCGTGGCCGTGACCTCGCCCCCCCCGAACGTGTCGACCATCGTTCGGGCTAGGGTCCGCATCGAGTTGCCGAAAGGCGTTGCCATGCGCGGTATTCTAGTTCCCCAGCTCCGAAAGCGTGATGCCCTCCCGCTCTAGAATCTCGTCGATCCTGAGCGGCGAGTAATCGGCGGCCACGAACGAGTCGATCTCGACCTCTCCGGAGCGAAAGAGACGGGCGCGGGTTCGGCCTAGCGCCATGTCCTGCACGGAGGCGGGTTGCGAGCGCAGCCACTCAGGATAGGTGGTTCCCGGCGGGACGCGACCGTTCATCGAAGCGCGGGCAGCGGGCGGGGCGTCCTGCGCTCCAGTCGTCCCAAGAATCTCGTCGATCGACTTGGTCAGCACGAGAACGGTGGACCTGCAGTTCGGGTGGACCGGAGGATACGGTCCCTCGTCGTGCTCGAACGTCCGACCGTCGAGCGCCTTGCAAGTGTCCGATGTGCGGGTGTCCAGCGTGGCGAGAAACTGCCACCGATCTTGGATCACGTCCTCGTTCTCGGCGGCGACCAGCCTTCGAGCCGAGCTGGCGGTGTGCGTGATGGCGGTCCGGACCATGGTTTCGGCGTGGCGGGCCTTGATCTCGACCTGTCGACGGAACGCCGACTGCATCTGCCGCATCGATTGGCCCTGTGCCAGGCCTGTGTTAATCGTCTCGGTGAACCGGCGGGCGGTGTCGGCGGTCTCGTCGGCGAACCAATCCGCGAGGAACTTCCCCTCGATCGGGCGGCTCAGATAGCTCGCGCGGAGCGTGCTCGCGGTCGGGAGCGCCAAGCGGAGGTCGATCGGGCTGGCGTCCCGCACGACGCCGACCATCCACTCAGCTTCGGTCGACGCGGTCTGGCCCAGCATGGTCGCGAACTCCGGGCGATACTCCTCCCAGGAGTTCGCGGCGACCCGCTCGGCGGCCTTGAGCGTGTCCCTGTAGAGCTGAGTAGTCCACGGGCCCGAGTCTACGCCACGGGATCGCAAGCGTCGGAGGCGTCCGTACAGGCGGCGACGTAGCTCCCTGACGAGGGTTCGATCGATCTCGCCGGCCGCGTTGCTCGCCTCGCCGCGCTTGGCCCGCTCGAGCAAGACGGAGTGACCGATCGTCCGGTCCCGAATCCGCTCGTTAACGGTCGGCGCTCGTTCGGTGCGCCGTGTCGCCATCAGTTGCGGAGGACTCTGGTCCCGCCGCCTCCGGTCAGGTAGCGGGATACGATCCGGCCGACCTCAGAGAACGTGCGGTGGGTCGAAACCGAAAGCGAGTCCGAGAACTCCTGCTCGAGCGGTCCGAGCTTCTGGCGGGTGATCTTCTGCCCGCTCGGGTCCACGGTCGGATTCACGACCAGATCGCTCGAATCGGCGATGACCGCTAGCTCGAGCTGGGCTTCCTTGATCGCGAGCGGCACACCGCTGACCAACTTGCCCGTGATCGCGTCGTATAGGTATTTTCGCGGGAACGAAAGACGCTGAGGCGTGCTCGGGAACTCGATCTCACCGCCGTAGCGGTGACGATAGAGGTTCTCCAGGTGGTCGCAGGCTTTGACGAGGATCTGTTCCTTCTCGGTCGGCGACGAAGCGGTGAGCGTCAAGCCCCGATCGGCTACGAACGCATCCAGCTCGGAAACGCTGGCATAACTGTTCGCCGCCGCCAGCCCGGTTTCGTTCTCGACGGTGAAGGTCATTGGATCACCCGGAAGGGCGGAAGCTGGCCGCGGTAAATCGAGAACCGGCGGGCGGTAGCCCCGACGAGATCCGCCTGCGCTGCGGTGCTCGGCTGGTCCGTGATGGTCGACTGTTTGGCCCCGACGCCGCCGTCGTTGTCGCCGCACCAGCGTCCCGGCGTCGTGAAGTCACCGGAGCTTGGCCGCGCCCAGTACTGGCCCCACTCCCCGAACAGGGCCGAGGATCCGGACAGCTCGAGGTGGACCCCGTTTCGCCAGACGGCAACCCGCGCCCGGCCTGGGTCTACGGCGACCAGAACCCGGTTTTCCTCGTCGTCGACATCGAACAGGCGAGGGGTTTCGACGTAGAGGCCCCCCGTCGTGTTCCCGCTCGTGCCGTCGCCTGCGGCAACCCCGATTCGGCCGTCTTCGAGCACGATTGCGAAGCCGTCGCCGACTCCGCCGCATTCGAAGATGCAACCGATCGGCGTTCCCTTGCTCGAATCGACGTAGAGCGAGAAACCGAACGTCCACGGCTTGAGTCGGGCCGCCACGTTCGAACCGATGGCCGTCGTGGTCGGTACGGTATCGTTCATCTCGTAGCGGTGCGTGCGGCTCATCCGACGTTCCGGATGCGTCCGCTGCTTCCGGCGCTCGCGGTGGAGCTGCTCGGGCGTTCCGTACGAGATACCCATCAGATCAGTCCTTCGGGCTGATGTTCTTGATGACGAGGCGGTCGGGAGGAACGCGGAGCGGTGCGACGGCGCGCGAACGCTCGATCCGCTCGCGGCGGTTCTTTTTCACCGCGGCGGTCCGCATCTCACGTCGACGATACGGCGTCTCGAAAGCCTTCACCGCGCGAGCGGCCTCGGCCGCGGCCTCGCCGAGTTCCTCGGCCTTCTCGGCGGCTTTCTTCGCCGCTTCGACGGCCGCCGCGTGATTGGCCGAAGCCTTCGCGCGGGCGGCGATCAGCCGTTGGAGCTCCGCCTCGTCGTCGGATTCCTCGGGCTTGGGATCGGGCTTCTCGACGGGCTCGGTGGGCTTGGACTCGACGGGCTCGGTGGCCGTCGCCTTCGCGGTCGCTTTCTTCGCTGCCATGGGTCAGATCCTACAGAGCTTCGGCGAGCGTTGCCGCCTCGATGTCGGTCGGCGACACGTCGTTCTTGCGGAGCAGGTGGAAAATCGCCTGCTGATCGTGCCCACGCGCCAGCGTGCGCGTTCCGCTGCCGGTGTCCTGAGGAATCGTGAACTTGTGCGGCTGGCGCCAGTTCGTGGAGAACTGAATCTCGTTCGAGTCGACGACGTACACGAAGTACGGAGTCGTCGCCACGAACGGGTCCGGAAGATTCCCGCTAGAACTCAGGTAGAACGGGCCGTCTCCGTCCACGAGACCGTGCGACTCTGTCCCACCGTCGAGGAGGAAATCATCCGGGTCCGGCGTCGTGTTGACCGAGTAGACGGCCGTAGCTCCGGCGGGATCTTGGCCGGGGTAGGTCGTGCTCGTGCTGATGTCGCCGGCCTCGTCGGCGCACCAGGCGAGGAGGTAGCGGGAACGGCCGGACCGACGATTGGCCCGAGCGTACGACTTGTACCGCATGTGGCGGCGGCGGATCTTCTGTCCCATGGTCGGGCCTCGTGGTTCGGGTTGAGCGGCGGCCGGCGGCGGCCGGCGGGAGCCGAAGCCCCCGCCATCCAGGTCAGGATTCGGTCGTCAGCAGACGGACCATCTTGACTTGCTCGCGCTCGGGGTAGACCCGATCGAAGCTCGCCGGGAGCTCGAGGGTCGCGTTCGTCGGGCCGCCCTTTGCCGACGTGCTGCCAGTGTAGGACGTGCCGACCGCATGGAGAGCGGCCTCCCAGCGGGTTACGACGATGTCGACACCGGAGCCGTTGTAGGCCTTCTCGTTCCGGTCGAACGCAAGCGGGTTCTTCGGCGTGCCGAGGCCCAGCTTGAACGCGCCCTGGCCGAAGATCCAGGTCTCGTACTCGCCCGAGCTGGTCGGCATGTTGCGGTTCTTGATGACCCGCGCACCGTCGTACTCGAGAATCCGACCCATCTCTGAGTCCGGTCGCGAGTCGATCAGGTTCTGCTTACGCATCTGCGCGTAAACGTCCGGGTGGCACATGATGAGGGCCACGTCCTCGTCCATCTCGTCGCCCATCGTCGCGAGGGCGTCGATGAACGCTTCGGCCGAGAAGTCCGTCACACCGGCCGTGTAGGCACCGCCCGTGCCCAGGTCGCCGCCGGGCGTGGCGCGGTTGTCGAACGCCATGTCCCCCGAGTCGTTGTCCTGGTTGTCGTGGAAGATGCCTTGACACTGTGAGATGAACATCGCGGTCAGGCGGCGCAGCTGGTACGGCAGAAGCCTGCTCACGAGGGCCGCAACCGGGTCGTCGCCCGCGATGGCGGCCGAGATGTCGTTGCTTTCGAAGATCGTGTTTCGCGAGCAACGGACCACGACCTCGCCGTCGGCGTTGATCTGCCGGACGGTGCCGTCGGTGACCGTGTCCGATGCGACTTCGTCGTCGTCGGTCGGGTCGGTCCAGCTGGTGAGCGTATGGGTCAGGCCACCGCTAGCGAGGAACGCCGAAAGCTCCGGGTCGATCGTGATCGCGCCGGATTGGATGATCTGAGACTTCTGAGTGCTCTCCTGCTGCATGTAGGCAGAGAACTCGGAAACGTCGATGACTTCGCCTGCGACGAGGGTCATGGCTCTAGCTCCTATGGCTAGGGGGTTCGGTTACGGGGTCGGATTTGCTACTTCCGTCCGTCCGGCACCGCCGAGGACGCTCGCAGGCCGCCTAGATCACCGATCGGGGCCTTCGATACGGCGCATTGTCGCGCTGGTTCGGTCGGCCGTCAAGAGATGGGCCGCCGCAGTTCAATTCGGTGTCGGGTCCCAGAGCTGCCGGTTCGCGGCGTTCGCGATGGCTCGTTCTTCCTTGGCGATCACGACCAAGCGTGCGAACAAGCCTTCGAGCTGGTTGATCCGCTCGCTCATCGCCGCCGCGGTGGCCTTGGCGATCTCGGCCTCGCGCTCGGCCAAGGCGACCCGCTGGGACCGTATGGACATGATCCTGTGAAGACGCCGTGCGAGTTCCCAGGTGCCCCATACCGACAGGACGACGTGGGCGTCGATCACCGCCCCGCCCCCGTCTTCGCCTTCTGCCGGATCCGCTCCGCGTTGGCCTTGAGCGCCTTGGCCTTCTCGGGGTCGTTCGCCAACATCCGGTGTTGATGGGTCATGTTCCAGCCGCCGCCGTATTTCTTTTCGAGGAACGGGTTTTGGTCGGCGACAGCCACGGACGGTCCGCGACCCGAAGCCCGACCGGAGCCGGAACCCATGGACTCCAGGCCCCACGACGGATACTTCGCCTTGAGCTTCTCCAGGGCCTCGACGGCGGTCAGGCCGGCGGGGATGCCCTCGAACTCGTTCGACACGACGTTCGACTCGTCGTCCATCGTCAGCAGGTGCCCGATCGCGAGCTTGGCGTGTGGCTGCGCGTCCGGGTGGACGTTCTCGGCGATCCATTCAGACCCGACGTTTCGGATCATGCCCTGGCGCTGTTCCTCAAGCAGCTTGCTCGCGGTCTCGCGATACTGGTCGCGTTCCTTCTGAGCCTGGGCGAGCTCGTTGCGGATCGGCTCGGTCTCCCGCTTGATCTGGAGCTTGAGAAACTCGCGCTGGCGCTCCTCGTCGTCGGGGTTCGACGCGATCTCGAGTTCGGCGAGTCGGTCGAGCCTGGCCCGGACCTCCTCGGGGTCGCCGAGGCCCTCGAACGTCTTGAGCTTGGTTTTCGCCTCGGTGCGCTCCTGCTTCGAGCGGCCATGCGCCTCGTCGAGCTGCCCGAGTCGCTTTTCGAGGTCGGATAGCTTCGCGTCGCGCTCGGCGATCAGGGCTTTGAGGTCTTCGACGGTCGGTTCGTTTTCGGTCTGGTCTTCGGTTTGAGTGGTCATGCTTGATGCGGCACCGCCGCGGAGAGTTCGCCGTCACCGACGGCTGGTAGCGGAGTCAGCGGATTCGGACGAGTCCGGTCGCGTTGCTCCTGGTTGATTCGTTCCATTTCGGCGTCGAACTCCAGGCCGGCCGTTAGCTGGTTGTCCTTCGCCATCTGGTAGGCGCTCTCGAGCGAAATCAGACCTTGGTCGAGGAGGTCGACGATTTCCTGAACGGAGACCCGGCGCTCGGTGAACTCGGTGTTCGGGGTCACGACCACTTCGAGCGGATCTGCTCCGGTCCAGATTGCGATCTGGCGCAACGACGCCTGCAACGCCGCGGCTCCGGCCTTAGCGACGCCGTAGAGGGTGACCGTTTTCGCTGCCCGACGAGTCGTGAGGGCTTCGCCGGACTCGGCCGAGCGCCGATCCTCCGACATCTTGCCCATCAGCTTTTCGACGCGATCGATGTCGCTTTGGATCGACTCGGCCTGAGCGGTCAACCCGGCTTCGTTGACGCCGATGAACTTCGCGTCCCCTTCCTGCATCTCGATAGCCGACCCCGTGCCAACGCGGATCGGAGCGTTGGGGTCGGCGTCTCGCATCGTGCCCGAGATCACGAGCGTGTCCTGCGCGTGCATGTGCAGGTGTTGCCGGTAGTCCGCCTCACCCCGATACGCCGCCAGCGCCGAATCGCTGATCCCGATGAGGCATGGGTCCTCGGGCTCGGGGTTCATGTCGACGCTGTTCAGGAACGTGAACGGAATGGAATCCGTCGGGCCGCGACCGCCGACCATGGGAATCGTCCACTCGCCCGCCGCTCCGTCGGTGTGTAGACGGACTTGATAGACGCCATCGATCAGCCGTAGCTCGCGGAAACGCTCCTGCAGCTCCCAGTCGAGCCCGTCGGCGGCAAGAACGTACTCGGACTCGTCGATGACAACGAACTCGAGCACGCCCTCGTCGGTGAGATACCAGTTAACGACGTTCTCAGCGTCCTTCAACGCTAGATAGAACTTCGGGGCCCCACGCTGCGGGCCCTGCGGCATGTCGGCGTGAATCCCGAGCCGGCCCGGCATCAGTTGGGCGGCGTTGATCTCGCGAAGGACGAGCTCGAGCGAGTGTCCCTCGATCGTCGCAGACTCGCGCAACCCTTCCATCGAATCCGGTAGCTCGATCGTCGCCGGGTTACTGTGAAGCGTGCCGAGCATGTCCTGCACCGACTCTTTCAGAAGGTCATGGAACACCGCGCGGCGCTTGTAGTCCTCGTAATCCTTGAGGCCATCCCCGCCAGCACTGACCCCGTCGGCCTTCTGTCCCGCCGTATACGGGAGGTACTTGGACCCCTTCTCGATGACGGTGTGCGGCTCGTAGGTGTCCCGCATCTGCACCCACCGCGGACGGTACTTCGTGAACGACGGGTGTTTCGATTCGATGCTCATCAGGTCAGTCCGACGGTTTCGCGTTGCCGCATTGGCTTCCGCTTCGATTGTATCCGGTAGCGGGTGGCGTCGTAGGCGTGATCTTCGGCGTCCGTATCGTGTTTGTCCGGGTCTTTTTCGCTCCGGGGGATGATCGGAACGGTCCTGAGCCACTCCGTGCAGTGCTCGAAGACGAATAGACCCTTCTCCTCGCGGTGGCCCTCAGGCGGCAGCCACGCGCCTTTCATCAAGGCCCTGACGGCCTGTGCGCCGTGCTTCACGCTGTCGGGGTACTTGTCGGCCTTGGTCCACCGAATGCCCTCGTGCTCCTCGGTGACCATCTTGGCGTTGCCCTTCCGGTCGATGACCTCGCGCTTGATCTTGACCGGCTTCGCCATGTCGTCGGCGTTGCTGACCCCCTTCCCGTTGGCTGCCGTCCAGATCGCGGAGTCGGCGGGGCCTGGGTGGACGTTGTGCCAGCCTCGCTCGAGCTCGCGTTCCCGGATCCCGCGTGAGATCTCGGTATCGAGCAGCCCGAGGCCCTGGTTCGGCTCGCCAGTGGACCCGTACCACTCCCCGACGAGGAACAGGTCTCCGGGGAGGGTCTCGACGAGATCGCCCGTGCGGGTCTTGTAGCTCGTCCCATCGGACTCGGCCCACCATAGCACCGAGAACGGCTTCGACGAACCCCAGTCGAACGAGCGGTCCATTCGCCACGACCTGGGGATATCGAACGCGGGGATCACGCTGTCTTCGTGGGACCAGCACTCGGAGAGCAGGGCCCCGGCGACGATGTTCCAGTCCCCGTGGATCCAGGCTTTGGCCCGCTCCAAAGTGTCGGCCGAGGCGGCGATCCGGGCCTCGTATCCTGGGTCGGCTAGGCGAAGCGCCAGATTCTCGGATCGCGGACAGTGGATCGCGACCCGTGGCGGGAGCGCGAGCCCGGTCTTGCTGTCGGTCTCTCGGATGACCGGCCCAACCCTTCGACCAGAGGTCAGGGGTAGCTTGAACCGCAGCTTGACCCATCCGTGGCCGGGTCCGTCCGGGTTTGTATCGGCTCGGATGCGGGCGACCGCAGCCACTCGAGGGTCGCTCGACCGGCACACCGACATCATCAGCTTGTAGATTTGGTCGTTCGGGTGCTCGGTCAGCTCGTTGAACCCGAGCCATGGGCGCTCGTGGCCCTTGTGCTCGGCGAAATCCCGCTTGTGGGCCAGCCGGCGCAGATAGAGGATCTCGCCTCCGGGGAAGCTCCAGAAGTAGTCCGCTAGCCCGCCGTGCCACTTCGCCCGCGGCTCGAACTTGGGGATCAGCTCCTTCGCCTTCTCGACTACGTCGGCGAACTCCTTGTACGAGCGCCGGACGAGAACCCCTGTCCACTTGGCCCCGAACCCGCAGCCGACGTGCCGCATGAAGTCGGCGATCAATAGCGAGGTCTTCCCGCCGCCTCGGTCGCCCTCGGCAAGCGTCTCGTAGACCGGGGAGCTTAGAAACCGCTCCTGACCGCCACGGAACGGCGCGAACGCGATGTCTCGGGACCATCGGCCGTCCTTGAGGGCCTCCGGCTTGACGCCGTCGGCATCCATGACCCACCGGAGAAGCCCGTTCGGGTGGGTCTCGATGACCGTCCCGAGCTCGAGCGCAGCGGGCTGCTGTTCGACATCGGTCAATCATCCCCCCAGAAACGAAGTCGACATCGGGCCTCGGTAACCCTTTCGGAAGTGAACCGCGCCGACGCTGAATCCGACCGGAAAGTCGAGGCTCGATCCAGGCCCTACGACCATCGTTTCCACAATCCCGCCCCACCGGAAAACGTCTCGGATGGATCGGTCGGAGTTCCAGGCTTTGTTGATCGGAATCAGCCAAACGATTTCGTTCGCGAGGGTCATCGCGTGCCGCATGAACTTCGAGTAGATCGCGTATGGTGGGTTCGAAACGATCCAATCGACAGGTTCGGTCCATGCGAAGAAATCTCGACCCTCCGAAATCTCGCACCATTCACAACCGGGCATGTGATCCGAAAACGCGCCAAATCCTCGGCAGGGGTCCAGAACTCGACCCGTCGGCTTGAAGTGCTCGACGATGCTTTTCGCACACCATCGCGGCGTCATTACGACATCCGATCGGATCGTTGAAGCGCCGTCGAACCCTTTCAGCTCGCGCATCAATTCTCCGACGGGTCGTTCATCCGATCGGCCCAGGCTTCCTCGGTCTCGTCCGCTTGGGCTGTCTGAGTCAGCACGAGAACGCCGCCGCCCTTGATATCGAGGGTCGACTTCGCCACGCCCAGGATCTCACGCTCGAGCGCGATGGCGTCCATGGCGGCTTTGGCTGCGTCCTTCGGATTCGAGAACTCGAACGACTCGACGAGCTGCTCGAGCGCCTGGCGCTGGATCTTGCGGACGGCCTCTAGGTGGCGTTCCTTGATCTCGGCGATGGTCTCGGTGGCTTCCTTCTCGATCAGCTTGAGGGACCTGGCTTCGATCTCTTTGATCTTGGCCGTCCACTTGTCCTCCATCGAGATCGTCGAGATCCGGACCCGTGAACACTCCAAGATGTCGGCAACCTGCTGATGAGAGCGACCGACCCCCATCTGATAGTAGATCCGGAACGCCTCGTGTCGGCAGAATTGCTGCCGCTTGGCT